GGGCAACTCAAAAGCTTTGAAGAAGAATATGGATTTGCTATGTGCGTAGGATGTTGCTCTAAAGAATATCCAAAGACTAGGCAGGGCGTTGGAAGATACTGGATGGTTCACTTCCATCACGCAGTTGTAAGAGATAATGCAGACCCAGTCGCACTTCACAAAACCCTTATGCAGATACCAGAGTTTAGGGATTTATGTGCCCACGATGTTCCATTCTTTGACCAATGAAACGCTCTCCACTTAAACGCAAAACCCCACTCAAGCGAGGCGGGAAATTACGCCGAGTATCTGCAAAGAGAAAAGGCCAGAACGAAGTTTATAAAGATGTGCGAGAGAAGTTTCTAACCAACAATCCAGTCTGCCAAGTGTGCCGTTGTAAGATGGCAAGCCAAGTTCACCATAGGCGAGGAAGGTTTGGGGATAGGCTAAACGAGGTAGAGTTTTTCTTGGCCGTGTGTTTTGAATGCCATCATCAAATCCATATGAATCCAGCTTGGGCATACGCAAAAGATTATCTGGTTAAGAGATAAAAATAGTATTGACGATTCAAAATAAACTCAATAAAACATTGAGAATGAAATCCTCAATAGCACAACAAATTAAGGCAATCGCAAAACTTCCCCTTGAAGAAAGGGTGAATGCGATAAACGAAATTAAAATACAGCTTCACGAAATCAGTCCGTTTGCAACCGAGCCAGTAGATTGCGTTTTATGGGTTAAGCAGAATGATGTTCACGCTAACGACTACAACCCGAACAGCGTTGCACCACCGGAAATGGAGCTATTGAAAGTATCAATTTTATCTGATGGATATACGCAACCAATCGTTGCTATGCCGAACGAGAATGGTCAATTTGAGGTAATCGACGGATTCCATAGAAACCGATGCGGTAAGGAAGATTTAGATATTAAAACGAGGGTAATGGGGTATTTGCCAATCGTAAAAATTAAAGAGGACAGAACAGACAAGAGCGACCGAATAGCCGCAACAATTCGCCACAATCGGGCAAGAGGAAAGCATAAGGTCGAAGCTATGTCGGATATTGTTGTTGAGCTAAAAAGGCGAAACTGGTCAGACGAGAAAATCTCTAGAGAGCTTGGGATGGATCAAGATGAGATTTTAAGATTGTGCCAGATAACTGGATTGGCTGACTTGTTCCAAGATCAACAATTCTCAAAGTCTTGGGACATTGAAGGTCAAGTAACAGAGAAGGATTTTGAAGAACTTACAGATGATATTTCAACATACGGAGAAGAAGCAGAAAAGTTTAGAACTGTAAATACAAGTGATGAAAATAGAATCTTTCACACATACGAAAAGTGGGAATGCCATAAAGCGGGGTTTTATGCGACTACAAAAGAAGATATGACCAAGAACGAGTGCGAAGAGGAATATCGTAAATTCCTTTCAGATATTCCAAAATTTGAAGCAACATTAGAAAAGGTAATTACAGAATGGAAAAACTCTTGCGAGCATTACCTAACGAATAGCTCTATGAATAGAATCGCTTGGCTTGGGCAAGCGTCAGCTTGTTATGCCCTTGGAATACCATCTTCATACCGGGGCGGTTTCTTTTTGCTTACAGAGGCAGAGCAAGAGGTGGCCAATCAATCTGCATTAAAATACCTAAACAAGTGGCTAGCTGAAAACAAACGCAAAGAAGTAACTATGGAAGAGGCTTATTCTGGAGATCGGCAATCCGATATTTATTGATATGGCAATTAAAAGATACCACAATGTCAGCGTGTTGGATGCGTCACGGAAAAGAATAAGTGAAACATTCGATAATACAGAAAGGCAATATATAGCTTTTTCTGGTGGCAAAGATAGTAGCGTGATGTTTCACCTTGTTATGGAGGAGGCCATAAAGAGGAATAAAAAGATAGGGGTAATGTTTATTGACCTTGAGGCTCAATACTCTGAAACAATAGCCCACGCCAAAGAAATGTTCCAGATGTATAGAGATAACATTGACCCACATTGGATATGCGTTCCAATGCTTTTAAGAAATGCAGTAACAAACTATGAGCCAAGATGGAAGGCTTGGGATGAGGAAAAGAAAGATATTTGGGTAAGAGAAAAACCACTATTTGCAAAAGGAATAAAAGACTATCCGTTTGGGATGGACGGAATGGAGTTTGAGGAGTTTATTGTTCTATTTGGCGAATGGTATGGACAAGGGAAAAAAACAGCGGGGTTCATTGGAATTAGGGCACAAGAAAGCCTCCATAGATATTGTGCTATTGCGACTTGGGAAAAGAAAGACCTTATGCTTGGCGGTCGCAGATGGACAACAAAGATAGTTGATAATGTATATAATGTTTATCCAATATACGATTGGCTAACTGAAGATATATGGAGATTCCACTCGAAATACAAAGACAAGCCGCACAATAGAATATACGACAAAATGCATATGGCCGGGGTGAAGATTAGTCAGCAAAGGTTGTGTCAACCATTTGGAGACGATCAAAGAAGGGGGCTTTGGCTATACCACATTTTAGAACCGCAAACTTGGTTTAAGCTAATAGCTAGGGTAAATGGAGCTAATTCTGGTTCTTTGTATATAGAGGAAAGGGGAAACATAAATGGATATAACAAGATAACAAAACCAGAAAAACATACTTGGAAAAGTTTTTGCAATCTTCTACTTGCAACAATGCCACAAAAAACAAGAGATCATTATGCCGTAAGATTTAAGAAGTTTATTTATGGATGGCATCAAAGGGGATACGCAACAATACCAGAAGAAGCCCCGCACGAATTAGAGGTTAAATGCTGGGCACCGTCTTGGAGGAGAATGTGCAGGGTTTTATTGAGAAATGACTATTGGTGCAAGGGGCTTGGGCAAGCACAGCCCAAGAGCGAGGCGTATCAAAAGTATAAAGAAATAAAAAAGAAAAGAAAAGAAGAGAAGAACAAAACAATAGAAAATCTTTTTGATGACAAACCTTGCCTCAATTAAGGATTTTGCTAGGTCAATCTTTGAGCCAGCGGAGAAGCTTTCAATCCCAGAATGGGCAGAGAAAAACCTAACGCTCTCCGCAAGAGTAACGAACATACCCGGTGCTTATTCGACAACACTTACGCCCTATGTCCGTGAGCCACTAGAGGCTTTTGGCGATGATTCGATTCGTAGGGTAGTGCTGGTATGGGGGGCACAGACAAGTAAGACCACAACGATTCTAGCTGGCCTAGCGTACCGAATAGCAGAGCGACCCTGCCCTGCATTGTGGGTGATGCCTAGCGAGCATTTGGCTAGATCATTCACAGAGACTAGGTGGTTGCCAATGATTGACGATTGCCCAGCCCTAGCCAAAGAGAAGCCAGACAACACCGACAAAATAAAAATCCTAGAACAACACTTCAAGCGATGCTCGGTGTGGTGGGCTGGCACTAGCCCCTCTGCTCTTTCCAGTCGCTCGATTGCGTTGCTCTGTATGGATGAGGTGGACAAGTTCCCAGAACAAGCGGGGTCGGGGCGAGAGGCCAACCCAGTTCAATTAGCAGAGGCACGAGTAAGCACCTACCCAAACCATCTCATCATAGCAACCAGCACCCCGACAACTGCCGACTCGATAATTTGGAGCGAGTGGCAAAAAGGGGATATGCGTTTCTATTTTGTTCCTTGTCCTCATTGTGGGCATAAGCAGAAGCTGGTTTGGGGGCAAGTGAAGTGGGACGAGTCAGCCAAGATTGAAGATGGGGTTTATGACTACAAGCTAGTTAAGTCCTCTACCTACTACGAGTGCGAGGAGTGCAAGGAAAAGATTACAGACGGACAGAAAACCAAGATGCTTCGAGAGGGCGAGTGGAGGGCAACCAACCTAAAGGGTGAACCAGCTAGACGCTCCTACCATCTCAACGGCCTATATGCCCCTTGGGTATCCTTCGGAAGTTTGGCGGTGAAGTTTCTGCAAGATAAGCACAATGGAATCATTGGCCTACAAGACTTCGTGAACCGAGTTCTAGCAGAGCCTTGGATGGAACACGAAAGCGAGAAGATGGAGATTGTGACTGGAGATTACAAGATGGGAGAAGTCAGAGTTAATGAGAAGCTGATTATGTCGTGCGATATTCAAGAGGCGGGGGGTTTCCACGCTTGGTGCGTTGT